ACTAAGAAATTTTTACGTCAAACAGGCGATGGTACAAATGGTGCTGCTCCAGCTTGGGATACTGTTGTTGCAGGTGATTTACCGAGTACACTTAGCCCTACTACAGTATTGGTTGGTACACAAGCTAATACTACACGTTTCCCAAGCGCACAAGTTGCGATATCAACTGTATCAGCAGGGATACAACAAAACGAAACTGCAACTAATATAGGAATAATTGCCGAAGCTGTAGGTAGTGGATCAAATTACGGTGTTGGGGTATATGGTGTTGGATATACTTCAGCAGCATTGCGAGGTACTGGGGTTACTGGTGAAGCACATGTATCAGCAACCGGTGATACTGCTAGTGCTATTGCTGTTAGAGGTTATTCAAACGATACACACAGCGGCGGTCTTAACATATCTCTTTTTGCTGATGCTAGTGGATCAGCTACTGGCAATTACGCTTTATATATAAATGCTGGTAACATCTATAGTGGATCTGCATTAACTTGGTATTTAAACGGTGATCTAACACTTAACGGTTCTTATAATTTAGTAGTGCCTACTATAGTTTCTACTGCTGCTACAGCTACAACGTCAAGTACAGCCGCAAGTGTTGGATTTTTAGGTGTGCCGCAAAACAGTAAAGCAGTTGATTACAGCACTATTATTGGCGATTCCGGTAAACACATTTATGTAACTGTAACTAGGAATATCACTATCGACGGCAGCGTAGCCTATCCTATTGGAGCTACTATTATGTTTATTGCAGCAGCAGGTGCGACTGCAACTATTGATATTACAACCGATACTTTATATCTAAGCAGTGCTGGAACTACTGGCGCACGGACATTAGCACCTTATGGTGTAGCTACTGCTATTAAAGTTGAGTCAGGAAAATGGTTTATCAGTGGAACTGGAATAACTTAAAGAATAGAATCTAGTAGATCAAATACTGTTTCTATCTTAGCACGAGTAATTTTACTACTAACTGTATTTTTAATACCTTGGTGTATAGGTTTTGGCCATTTATCTAATGCACACCAAGCATACCCAACATGTTCATTGCTTAACTTGGGTATAAATTCATCTTTTATTATACAGATGTATGTGTGGAAATTAAAGTGATCGTCATCGCTTACAAAAGTTTCTAATGGTATAGTTTTAATTACTTCAGGAAAAAATCCAATTTCTTCAACTACTTCTCTTTGTAGTCCTTCCCAAACAGATTCTCCCTGTTCAGATTTTCCACCAACTAATCCCCAAGTACCTTCTTTTTTACCACTGGCTTTCTGTAGTAATAAAAATCGTTTTGTTGATTTGCTTAAAAAGAAAGCACCGCTGCCTTTTATTTTTTTGATCATAGGTTAAAACTGAAGTCGCCATTGCCCCGGCATATACTCGCCTTCAAAACTTTTAGTCCAGTATTCGCCATCCCATTTATATTGTACACCAGTTTTTAAATTAGTAACATAAACGATATCTAATATAGATTTAGCACTAAACACGATGTTCCATTGTGCGCCATCCCATTCGATAATGTCGTTTTCTCTGGCTACAAAATCACTTTGATCAGCATTTTTCCATGCTGCTGGTCCGAGCTGATTCTTTGTACTACCGATGTTATCTAAAATCAAATACCTAATACCAATAGCTACAATACCCGGATTGTATGTTAACGGATTAACAATAGCATCTATAGTACCTCTACCTGCGATAACTGTGTTTGTTGGATATGTATCTGGATCCCAGTTTACTAACATCAATGTTTCATCTGTTGCATCAATCGCAGCAGTTCCAACTACTTCTGATCCGTCTGAACGAATGAGATATATCCTACTTGATCCTGCTCTAAATTCTCCATATTGGTCTAGTAGAGTAAACCAATTAGTAGTAGTTCCGTATTTTATCGGAATAGCAGTACCAGTCTCTGTGCTAACACTTTCACCACTGTTTACTAGTCTTACAGAATTGTTTACAACTAATACACCATAATTGCCCGGTGTTACATAAACGGTACTTATTGGAATATTATCAATAAAGTCATCATTAAGTGTTCCAGTTGATTCAGAGAATATGTTTGATATAACAGTTTGAATTACACCCATTCTTGTAAGTTTGCCTGGCGGAGTTAGCCAAATTGGTGTATCTAATTGTATAGTAGCAACATCAATATCGCTATCAGTTCCTACCGGAATAGTTCTATTACTAAAATCAATATTATCTAGATAGATGGCAGTTAAGCTAGTCCAATCAACATAATTGTCTGTAGTTTGAACTTCAAAACTAGGATTGAAAAGAACTAATATCTGCTCTAATACCTGTAGCTTCTGTTCAGTATTAGTCGTCCATATGTCTGCTCTAATCGTTAATTTATATGGAGTAGGCATCAATCTTTCAACAGTATAATTTGTACCTTGTGTGTCTGTATACTTGTTAGTAACAGGGTCAACAGCACGTTCTCTGATGAATATCTTATTAACATAACTAGCATCTGCAAGTCTAGAAGTATCGAGTTTTAAATCTGAAACATATACAGATATGCGTGGAGCACTTGGTATTTTGTTTTCGCTGTTATCTCTCATAACTGTTGCAGCCATTCGTGACAAATCTCCGTAGAGAACTGGTACGACTTTTTCAGTACCGTCGACTGCTCTTACTTTAAACCCACTTAACATTCGTATTAATTGAGCTAGATATCGTCTTACTTGTCCGTCATAAAAGAATTGCATTATGAATCTGCCTTAGGTCTTAGTGCTTTACTTAGTGCTACTCTCTGTTCGATACGCTCTGCATATAAAGTCCAACGAACTTCATCATTAAGATTCAATGTGTACAATGTATTGAACGCTAGTTTTCCTGTACCAGGGTGTTCGTAAATGTCAGTTATAGGCATTACATACTCGTTAACATAAACTTCTACACCATACTGTGCATTGTAATTAGTTTTAGTTACAATTTGATTTAGATTCAAATCAATCGAAAGTGTAGGATCTGTAGTACGGAATACTTTTGGACTGGTTACAAAGAATGTATCAGTAACAAGCGATTTAATATTACTATATCTAGTATTATTAATAAAGCTGGTCTTTTGTATCTGTCTATTTTCAGTATTAGTTTTTAACATTCTAACCTTATCTTCAAATTTAACCCAACGTCTGCCATCGTACCGAAAAAGTCTATTTGGCAAATAATCACTACGTAAGAAGAAATCTCCATCAGTTGGATACGCAGGAAATTGTATACCAAAACCATAAGGAACACCATTAGGAGGTATACCAGATCCGACTAGATAACCTTGATATCCGTCAACATTTGGTGTATTAAGTGTTGCATCTGTAGTATTAGCATCATTTATTGCAGTATTTGGGCTATCAACTGTTACTAGATCTACATTACCATTTTCGTCTAATGTTAGTGTAAAGTAATTTCTAGTATCATATCCACTCTGCGGTGCAGCAGCTTCAGCTTCTGCTAATACACCGTCGTTAATTCCTTTTTCGATAGCATATGTACTCATAGCGTGACGTAAGCTAGCATCTTCTCCGAGTTGTCTATAAAATGCTGTATCAGGAGGACTTATACCATAAGCATCTGCTATAACTTCATATAATGCACCATCGTAACGAACAGTTGTTCCAGCATAGAAGTTCTTACCATCTTCCCAAACGCCTGCATAGTTGTCCATGTCTTGCGGTAAGTCTAATATGTCTTTAAATTCTTGGCTATCCATGATAGGCTTTAGTTTTAACCTATATAGATGTGGATACCAAGTCATAGAAAATCCTTCTGCTGCTCGGTTTACATCTTCTACTACATAAAATCTCTTTAGTGCTATCTTATAATCGTTTAAAGCGAACTCATCTTTAAGGTGAGGCAATTCAATAACGTCACCGCTCATTACTTTCCGACCTAGCGTTTCAACACTGTTGTTGATATGTATTGTCATAAAAATAGTATCGTTTTGTAAGAATAATCCAAACTGACTTAGATTGAAATCGATATCCTGTACATTATAGATACCACGCATAATGTATACTGTGCTATCGTACTTTCTATCTCTATTTTCTAGAAACAGTACATCTTGTATAGTTGTTGGAGTTGTTGCTTTGTTTGGATCACCAGGATCGGCAGGGCCGAGATACTTGTGCATATACACATCAGTACCTCCAATTTGGAACATCTCATAGACCTGTTTGTCTATAAATTTATAATCGTTACCTTTTTCGGGTTTGTATAAGCTGAGTCTAGGCATGTTAGTGTATTTATCGCTATTGATAAATATGATTTAGCAAAGTATTGGATACCGTCATGACACCGTTAACAATCAACATTGGAACTAGCCCAAACAGCAAAACTGGAGATACCGTCCGTAATGCGTTTGATAAAACTAATAAGAACTTCACAGATGTATATACAAAACTTAACCTATTGTCAGGAGGTGGGGCAGCAACTGCAACTGTTGACATAATAGGCAACGTATCTTCACTGTCGGGAACTGTGTTAGTTGATGCAACTACAGGAAAGATTACTACTGCTTCAGT